ACCAACCCTCCCCGCCTCCATCCTCCCCGACGCCCGCGCCGTCGATCCACCACAACTCCCGCCCGGCTCTGTGGTGTACATCGATCCGCCCTACGTCAATACCACCGGCTACGCTCACGACCTCGGAAGAGAGGCGGTCTGTGAGCTTGCAGAGCGATGGGCAAGTGCTGGTGCATGGGTGGTCATCTCCGAGGCCGAGCCGCTGGCAGAGTTGGGATGGCATCAGGTGGAGATTACCGGGGAGCGGATCGGACAGAAGCGCACCTTCAGCAAGCAGCAACGTGAATACCTTACGATGAGCCAGCCCCCGCTCTGGCGTCCGTCGGAGCAGCGCACCCTCTTCACCATGGCAGCAAAATGAGCAGCTATTACGGCACCCTGAGCAGATCCCCCCGCGTTCAAGAGCAGCTGCTCAGAGACCGGCTGCTGAGGGGTAGACATTCTCCGGATGTGGAGCGCGAGATCGTCAAGGACTACGCTCCCGAGATCGCGGCAGAGCTTCAGCTCAACCCCGATGTGTCAGACAACCTCTTCCTGGCAACGATGAACCAGCTCGCAGTCAGCTACGACAGCGCTCCATCGGTCCAGGTCGAGGGTGTCGAGGATGCCGACGACCTCACGCCCATCATCCCACCGAAGCTCTGGCCGCTGTGTCAGGAGCGCGACCTCATCCAGCGCGGTATCCGCGAATGCTTCATGCGCCTCGACTGGAGCACCGACGAGGACACCGATGCTGTGAGCTATCGCGTGGTCTCTCCGGGCTACATCATCAAGGCCGAGGCAGATGCCAGCCGACCCGACCGCCCGGCGTGCCTCACTGAGTACCGTCTCCGCATGCGGGATGGTGAGCAGCGTGAGACCTATGAGACGTGGGACATCCGAGACCCTGCCGCGCCGATCTTCCGCATCGAAGAGGAAGTCGATGGTGAGCGGGTCGACATGACCGCGACCTATACCGAGTCGACGGACTACCCGTATCGAGATGAGCAGGGTGAGCCGATCCTGCCCTATGTGCTCTACCACGCGCGGCTGCAAGACCGACTCTTTGACTTCATGAGCGGTGTGGAGCTGGTGCGCGGCACGCTGCGCCTCTGTGTCGGCTGGACCGCCTGGTGGGATGCCTTCCACAACGCCTCCAGCCCCCAACGAATTTCAATCGACCTCCAGCCCCCAGCCGGAAGCGCTCGCACGCTGGCCGGGTCGCGGAATATCGACACCATCACGACGAGCCCAAAGACCATCCTGAAGTTCGAGAGCACGCGGGATAGCGCTGGCCGCATCGACACGTATCCTCCTGGCATGGCCCCGATGGAGGGTGTGGATGCGCTCAGAGCCTACGGGGAGCGCCTCGCTGTCTATGCTGGCCTCAACCCTGGTGACCTACAGGTCACCGGCCAGCAGTCCGGCATTGCCATCATCGTCAGCCGAGACGGACAGCGACGAGCACAGGCGAAGGCAGAGCCGGTCAACCGTGACGGCGATGCGCAGCTCCTCGCGACCGCTGCAAGGCTCGCCAATGCCTACGGAGGCGCATCCCTGCCGACTGATGAGCGCGCATACTCGGTGCAGTATGCCCAGCTTGGATTGTCTCAGCAGGAGCGGAAGGTCTTGATTGAGAACGTCGAGAAGGAGACCGCGCTCGGTCTTGTGTCCCGTGTGACCATGGCGAGGCGCCTGAACCCCGGCCTCGACAGCGACGAGGAAGCCATCACCTTCCTCGTCGACCAGCAGTTGCAGGAGCGAGCGCTGGCCGCTGCGCTCGCTGAAGTCGACGAGGCAGAGCAGGACATCCCCGGAGCCGTTGCCGAGGTCGGTGCGGCCCGTGAGATGCTCCGCAGCGGTGCGGTGGATGTGGCCGCTCTCGACGAGGCCCTCCTCGCCATCCTTGCCGAGCTCGGTGGTGAGGATGACCAGCCCGCCATCATCGACGGTGAGGAGTAGATGCCGAGCTACAAGCCACCGGCAGCGGTCGCCAGTGCAGCCCGTCGGGCGCTCGACATCCGAGCCAAGCTGCCGCCCTCGAGGAAGGCCGGGACACCGGTCGGCATCCGTCGAGCAGGTCAGCTTGCAGCACGTCAGGCAGTGAGCCTCGACACCATTAAGCGCATGGTGAGCTTCTTCGCTCGCCATGGTGCATCACCCGGAAGCGCCAAGGCAAGGCGAGACCGGACCAGCAAAGCGGCGCAAGCCTGGGGATTGTGGGGCGGAAACGCTGGCCGTTCCTGGGCTCGTCGCATCCTACGACAGCAGGAGCCCCAGACATGAGCGACGAAACCACACCGACCCCGGCACCGGCCCCGGTCGCATCTCCGCCCGACACCTCCCTTCGCGACTCACTGCGGGCCGTCTCCGCTGAGCGGTCCAGGCTGGCCGGTGAGCTGAAGGCGGCACAGGAGCAGCTTGCCAAGATGCAGGCCGACCTCAAGAGCACCACGGCGCGGCATGGTCAGGACATGCACCTCATGAGCGCTGGCATCACCAGCAAGCGGGGCCGTCGTGCCATCCGTCGAGAGTATGCCGATGCCCTGAGCGAAGTGGCCGAGGGTGGCGAGGCTCCGGGGTTTTCTGAGTTCGTTGGTGAGCTTCGAGAGGACCCGCTGTTTGGTCGGTGGTTTTCCACAGCTGCGGATAACTCTGTGGAGAAGTCAGCCGAGGCCGCAACAAAGCCCGTTAAGCCGAAGCGCAAGCCTGCCAGCAACCCCAACGCAGGGACCACTGCGCCGAAGGCACCAGGCGCGGCGGTGGATCTGAAGGCATACAGCGCCAGCCGGAACCAGCTCGGCAGGCGCGGAGCGATGGCCGCGAACATGGAGCAGCTCGTCAAGCAGGGCAGCATCCACCCGGACACCCTCGCTCGCTTGAAAAGCAAGGGGATAGTGTCCTGATCTTGCTATAGTGGCTGTATCTCGGCTGGCGGTCCGATATCCGCCCCTTCGCAAGTCCAGCGACACGGACAACGAACCCGAACCAACCGAGATAAATCATGGCTTCAGTTTCTCAGGCAGGACTCACCGCAGACGGTGGCCTTGTCGCAGCAGTACTCTCCGACCTCGTTCTTGAGCAGCTCTACGATCCGACGGATCTGTCCGCGCTCATGACCTTCGTGCCGTTTGGCTCCGAGGGTTCCGGCTCCATGGACGTCACCCAGGACGCTGTCCCCGGTGCCTTCGCTGCTCGCACCACTGAGACGGCTGGCGGCATCTCTGACAGCACCTACGGCACCGACAAGTTCACCCTCTCCCCCGTCGGCTACTCGCGCAAGTACAGCATGACCGACCTGGTGCCCATCTCCGGTGGACCCATCCAGATTGACCGGGTTGCTGCCAACTTGACCGCTGGTGTCGCGCTCACCCTGACCGACCTGCTCTGTGCCCTCTTCCCGTCCGTGGCATCCACCGCCACTCCGGGTTCGGGTGTCGCTCTCGACGTGTCGACGATGTACGATGCGCAGTTTGCTCTGAACTCTCAGAGCGTTGGCGGTCCCTTCGCTGCGGTCCTGTCTCCGAAGCAGATCAACAACTTCCAGGCCAGCCTCCGCGCTGAGGCCGGTGCGGTGCAGTTCGTGCCTGCCACCGCTGAGCTGCTCGCCCTTCGCGGTCCTGGGTTCAAGGGCACCTGGAACGGTGTCCAGCTCTTCCAGTCCGACTCTGTGACTGCCTCGGGTGGAAACGCCCTTGGCTGCATGTTCGGTGCCGGTGCCTTCGCCTACACCCTCGCCAACGCTCAGCTTGCTGCTGGCATGGTGCCTCCTGGCCTGCTCTACATGGCAAACAACGCCATGGTGATCGAGATGAGCCGCGACCAGAGCAACTTCGTCACCTCTCTCATCGCCAGCATCTTCCCCGCTGTCGTCGAGGCCGAAGACCTCCGAGCCTGCCAGATCATCAGCGACGAGTAAGACCCCACAACAACCACCCCAGAGGTTGCCATCATGAAGAAAACCCACACCCTCTCGACCGCATCGCTTCGCCGCGCTCCGGTTGCGAGCATTGACCCCGACTTGCTGCCGCTGAGGCCGCGTACCAATGTGCCCTGCCAGTTCATCTTCGTGCACTACGAGAGTGCATGGG